GCCGTGACGATTGTGAGTGTGGAGATTTTCCAATCAGTGGTCGCTCCAGGCGGTCAGATTGAAGGCGTAGATTTTCAGCCGTCGCCTTATCGCATGGGACGATCCTTAATGAACAGAGTGGTCGGATTACTTTCACCATACCTTGACACTTCAACGATGGCCATCTAATGCCTACACCAACAACAATTGCGACCAACGTTCGCGGCACTCTTGCAACAGCTCTTGGCGGTGTCGTGGCTTCCGTTTATTCATCTCCGCCAGAAGCAGTCATTCCGCCGGCTTGCGTAATCGTTCCCGATTCGCCTTACTTAGAAACGACAACAATCGGCAAATCTGCGGTACGCGTGAAAATCAACTTTGTGGTTACTGCGGCCGTTGCATACAACAACACGGCCGGAGCACTGGACAATCTTGAGCAGCTAATTATCAGCATCATTGCGGCAATGCCAACAGGATATGAAGTCGGAGACGTTCAACGTCCGACAATCCAACAAGTCGGCGCAACAAACCTACTAGTGGCGGATCTCGCGGTCAGCACTTACTACACACAACAGACAATCTAAGGAGATAGACAAATGCCAACAACTATCGTCACCGGTCGCGACATAACGTTCACCCTTGCGACTACTAACTACGACGCTCAGACAACTTCGGTCACTCTGGTCAATGCGCCAGTAATTACTACTTATCAGACACTCGATGGCAAGGCCTACAAGCACATCGATGATCAGTGGACTCTGAACATTTCACTTCTTGCAGACTGGGGCGCAACCTCATCACTTTTCGAAGCGATGTGGACTGCGTTTACTTCTGCTCCAAATACTGCTCTGGCTTTCACTTTAGTTTCAGCAACCGGAGCATCATTCGCTGGCACAGTCTTTCCAGTGGCTCCAACTGCTGGCGGCGCTGCTCCAGATGCACAGACTGACACCTGGGCGATGCTCTGCGCAACAACTCCAGTCATAACAATCACTTGATCCAACTCATAGAAACGGGAGCACGAAATGCGACTACCAATCACAATCGAATACATGTCCGGAGAATCCGCAACCTATACGGCACAACCGCCAGAGTGGGCTAAGTGGGAGCAAAAGACAGGTAACACAATTTCGCAAGCGCAGGAGAAGATTGGAATCTCTGATCTTCTCTTCCTTGCGTGGAATGCCATGAAACGTGAAGCCGGTGGCAAGCCAATCAAGGGCTATGAAGTCTGGTGCGAAACAGTGGCAGATGTGCAGGTGGGAGACAACGACCCAAAAGCCATCGAGCCGGAAGCGTAAGTCGATTATTGGTTGAAGTCGCTATTGCGACAGGCATACCAATGAAAGAATGGACTTCGGCGGACGACATCTACACCGCAATAGAGATATTGGAGAAACGAAATGAGCGAGAGCGTTGAGATTGCCTATGATAAGGCTGATCTCCGCGCTATCACTTCGGCTTTTAAGGCGATGGATTCGGAGGCGACCGATGCAGCTAAAAGAGAATCATCGGCGCTTGCTGAATTTGCTCAAGGCAAGATTCAGGCCAAATCTGCTTCAAGAGGTGTGGCTGCCGAAAGAATTGCCAGTGGCTCCCGTGTTTCTAAATCCTCCAAGATTGGCGAACTTTCTTTCGGTTTTGTAAGTCAAAAATTCTCTGGCGGTGGAACAACAAAGGATCTCTGGGGCGGTAACGAATTCGGATCTAATAAATTCAAGCAGTTTCCAATATGGTCAGGTCGTTCTGGTCGTGGATCTAAAGGCTGGTTTATTTATCCGACACTTCGCGAAATTCAGCCAGACCTTATTGCTAAGTGGGAAAATGCTTTCGACCGAATCTTGAAGGAGTGGTAATGGCTGGACAATCACGCACACTCAAACTCTCGATTCTTGCTGACGTAGATCAATTAAAAAAATCATTAAGTCAAGCAAACAGTGAAGTCGATAACTCCGCATCGACAATAAGCGATTTTAGCAAAAAAGCTGCAATTGCTTTTGCTGCTGCTGGAGCTGCAATCGGTGCATTTGCTTTGTCGGCAGTTAAAGCAGCTGCCGAAGATGAGACTTCACAAAATAAACTTCAAGAAACTATCCGCAATACAACAAACGCAACTGCCGAACAGATTGCCGGCATTGATAAATATGTCACGGCTCAAAGTATTGCGACCGCCACGACCGACGATGTGATTCGTCCGGCCTTATCTCGCCTATTGCGTGCCACTGGAGATTTGACCAAGTCTCAAGAATTGCTCACCTTAAGCCAGGAAATCTCAGTAGCAACGGGTAAGCCTCTGGAAGCGGTGACAAATGCCGTTGCAAAGAGCTTTGAAGGATCTAACACTGCCCTAGGAAAATTAGGCATAGGAATTGATGCTGCAACGCTCAAAACTATGACATTTGATGAAACACAAAAACTGCTTAACACAACATTTGACGGCTTTATTGCAAATCAATCTGAAACGGCCGCGTTTAAGTTCAAGCAGATTAGCATCGCAGTCGATGAATCTAAAGAAGCAATCGGTGCAGCTTTATTGCCAGTCATCAAAGAATTGGCAGACTTTATTATTGTTTCAGTCGTTCCGGCAATTGAATCATTTGTTGCTGGATTAACTGGTCAAGATAGTCTGGCCACAGGACTTAGCGAAACACAGAAAAAAGCCATTGAATGGGGCAAGAACGTTCGAAAAGTCATTGACACAGTAATAGACCTAAAAGATGAATTAGGTGCAACGGCAATTGTTATTGGGACGATTTTTCTTGTTTCTAAAATAGCAGCTGGTGTCACGGCCACAATTACTCTTATCAAATCACTCATTACCGCATACAACGCCTTAAAAGCCTCAGCAATTGTTGCTGGAATTGCATCAGCATTCGCACTCAATCCTCTTCTTGGTGTTGCAGCAGTTGCAGCAGCAGCAGCCGTTCTTGCTGGGGCAAACGCCTTGCTAAATCAAAACAATGTGGGCGAAACAAACTTTGCGACAGGCGGCGCGCCTGGAGCGATTTCAGGCAAAAGTGCATCTGGCGAATTACCTGGTTATTTGGCGGTAAAAGATGGCAAGATTGTTTCCACAGTTTCCAGCAACGTTTACGGATCTGCAAAAGGTTTGACGGGCGTTGCGGACTCATCAATGATTGCAGGAGCCTTTACCGATTCGCAAAACGCAGCTAGGTTGGTCGGTGCTGGTGCTACGACCGATTCACAGAATGCAGCTCGAATCAACGTCACAGTCAATGGCGCAATAGATCCAGAATCTACGGCTCGCCAGATTGTGAGCATTCTTAATGACTCTAGTTATCGCGGCACAGGTGGAGCCGGCGCGCTGGTAGGCATTTAATGACACAGTGGGCTCCAGTCTGGAAGGTTGAAATCGATGGCACTGACGTCACCGATTCAGTCTTGGCCAATCTCACAATCACATCAGGACGCAGAAATATCTATGAGCAAGCCCAAGCCGGCTATTGCTCAATTACTCTTATCGTCTTTAATCAAGCTGCGCTACCTTACGAAATCAACGACACCATCTCGATTCAAGTCCAAGACACATCGGCCGTCTATGTGCCAATCTTTGGCGGATCAGTTGTGGACATTTCTGTAAGCGTGTCTCAGGTCGGCTCTAGCGCATATACGCAAGAAGTCACCATCACGGCTCTGGGAGCCCTTGCAAGGCTTCAGAAGGCACTTACAGACGGCGTCTTGACGCAGGACTTTGATGGCAATCAGATAGCGACAATCTTGAATCAGGTTCTCTTAGCTCAATGGCAACAGGTTCCAGCCGCCCTCCAGTGGCAGACCTATGATCCGACTACGACGTGGGCGACTGCCGGCAATAATGGGCTTGGCGAGATTGATACTCCTGGCAACTATGAGCTGGCACAAAGAGCTTCTGAGCGCGTAGTTATTTATGATCTAGTAGCCGCGCTTGCGACTAGCGGTCTTGGTTATTTATACGAGGACGCTTCTGGCTTAATTTCTTACGCCGATTCCACACATCGCGTCAATTACCTAGCCACTTATGGCTACACGGATCTCACTGCCAACCAAGCTTTAGGCCAGGGCATCACAATCAAGACACGCGCTGGCGATGTAAGAAATAACGTCACAATCAGTTACGGCATCAGCTCAGGCAGCGAAGTCAGCGACACAGACGACGCATCGATTGCAATCTATGGCGACCTTGCTCAGATAATTACGACCACCATTAAACATCAAGCCGATGCAGAAGATCAGGCCGCTTTCTATTTAGCACTGCGAGCCTATCCTCAGCCAATCTTTGACTCCATCACTTACGCTTTGACCAATCCAGAGTTAGACAATGGCGATCGTGACGCCCTTATCAATATCTTTATGGGTCAGCCCATCGCACTTAATGACCTTCCGCCCAACATGTCGGCAGGACTCTTCCAGGGCTTTGTGGAGGGCTGGACTTTTCGAGCTTCATACAATCAGCTCGACATCACCTTGCTCATGTCGCCATTGGAATACTCATCTAATGCCATGCGCTGGAATGACGTGCCAATAACTGAGCTATGGAACACCGTGTCGCCGATTTTAGATTGGGCGCACGCTACAATCGTCTCATGATAAGAGGGAGAATAAATGGCTAATCCAACAACCAATTTCGGCTGGGTCATGCCGACATCGACGGATTTGGTTACTGACCTTCCGGCCGATTTCAATGTCTTTGGTCAAGGTGTAGATAACTCAATGCAAAATTTCCTGGTCATGGTGATCATGGGCGCTTACTAAGAAAGGTAGTAAATAATGGCTACGACTTCAAAGGTTCTATTTAGAGGAGCTGCGACAACAACTGTCGGCACGACTCTTTATACTGTGCCGGCTTCAACAACAACTGTTGTTACTAACATCGCCGTTGTTAATACTGCGGCTTCTTCTGCCACATTCGATTTAGCATTGAATGGCGTCAAGCTTGCAACAACTCAAACTATTGCTGCATCAAGTACGGCATACATTGATCTAAAACAAGTACTTGTTGCTACAAACGTAATTGCTGGCGGAGCATCAGCAGTGACAGTTAATTTTCATATTAGCGGAGTGGAGATCGTATAATGGGAATCGCAGTTTATCCTCCAGCATCAGCAGCAGGCAAAACAATGTATCGTACAACACTTACGTCAGGCACTTCATACACAGTGCCAACAGGTGTTACTTATCTAAACGTCACACTTTACGGCGGTGGCGGCGGAGCTTCAGGCAATAACGGCTCAGGTGCTATCGTGCCAACTCCTGGACTCGGTGGACAAATTGTTTCGAGTACTTTAAGTGCAACTGCTGGAGCTTCAATCGTTTACGCAATCGGTGCAGGTGGCACAGCTGGTGCAGCTAGTGCTGGAAACGGCGGCGATGGCGGAACAACAACTTTCACAGGTGCAACATCGGCTGCTGGTGGCGCAAAAGGTGTTGGTGTCACAAGTGCTGTTGGTAGCACTGGGCCAACTGGAGCGGGTGCTGGAAATGGTGGTTCTGGTGCTAGTGCTAACAGTTCTGGCGCAGGTGGCGCAGGTGGATCTGGCAAAATTGACATTGAATACTGGGTATAGGAGAAATTATGGGCAGAGTATTTGCAGTTATTGAAAACAACAAAGTAATCAACATTATTGTAGGCGTTGAAGATGATGTCGTTGCAGCCAATCCTGGAAAATATATTGAATACACTCATGGTTGGGACTTCAATAACGGAATTGACGGCGGTGCATTCTTTCCAAAGCCGGAAGAAGTAATTGAAGAAGTAATAGTCAGTGACTAAATATCCAGATGGCACTGCTGCTCAGATTATAGAAGTCGCACTAGCTGAAGTCGGCACGATTGAGACTGGCGATAATCTGACCAAGTACGGCAAGTTTACAAAGGCCGATGGATTGCCCTGGTGCGGTTCGTTCTGCAACTGGGTATTTGATCAGGCAAAAGTCAAGATTCCATCAATGGTTTCAACGGCTGCTGGTGCTCATAAAATGAAAGAGCTAGGACGCTGGATTGAGGATAAGCCGCAGTTAGGCGATTTGTGCTTTATGGACTTCCCACACGATGGCATTGATCGCATCAGTCACATCGGCATTGTGGTCAAGGTTGGCGCAACGAGCGTTCTGTGTGTCGAAGGCAATACGTCCGGCGATGGAGATCAGCGCAACGGCGGAATGGTGATGCTTAAGCAACGATATATCGGCAAGGAGATTGTTGGTTTCGCTCGCGCTCGCTTGACAACCTATGCTGGAGAATATCCAGTGGTTGAGCCACTTCCACAGGCAAAGCCAAAGGAGAAAAAGAAATGAAAGATCTAAAAGCTTTAGCGGCATCATGGGCGAGAAGCTCAGTGGCCGGAATGTTAGCCGTCTATATGACAGGCAACACAAATCCAAAAGATTTAGCGATGGGGCTTGTTGCTGGTGTTATTCCAGCTCTTGCTCGATGGGCTAATCCAAAAGACGTGGCATTCGGTAAGACGAAGTGAGTGTCGGCGAATGGACGGCGGTGGGTGGGCTTGTTCTTGCGGTGCTTACTGCCATCTATTCGTCAATGCGATTCATGGTGAAGTCAATCATGCGGGAGCTAACTCCGAATGGTGGCAACAGTCTCAAGGATCAAGTTTCTCGAATTGAGCAGCGTTTAGATCAACTAATGCTGGAGATTGCTCTCAAGAAATAGACACGCCGAGGGGCATTCTTGCCAATGTCAGTCATTGATGTCACTCTTTATCTGGGAGCATTCGACAAGGCTCCCACGGGAGCAAAAATGACATCAGGTGAAATCGGTTTATTTTTATTTATGTGTTTGGCCTGTATTCTGTGGTCGATTGTGAGCTACACAATGGGCTACAAAGAAGGCCACAAGGAGGGCTATCAACGCGGTCGAGCCGTAGGCCGTCACGCATCATCTCAGGCGGTGGCAAAATGAGTTTCTTAGATAACTACGAAGATGTAGCTACACGGATTCAGCGATTCTGGGCTACACACAAAGACGGCAAAATCCACACGTCAATCATGGACATCAATCTTGAGAAGGGCTACGTCTTAGTCGAATGCCGTGTC